GATTTTTTCTTCGCCCATAAATTTCTCCTTAAATATATTATATGTATATTCATTTTCTAATGGTATCTTTAACCAGCCAGATTCAGAATTTGATTCAATTGTTATACGGTCTAAATATTCAGCATAACGAATTAATGTCATCCCACTACAATTAGGGCATTCAACTCTAATTATATCAGATGGGATGACACCAACCCATCTATAAGCACAATATTCACATTCTAAATATTCAGCAGTCCAAATTTCTCTATAATCATCTAGATTAATTATTGTTCTCATATGTTATTTTTTAAATATTAAAACTACGACATTAAATATTATAGTCGTCATACCCGTTATTACAATGTTCAATGCCTTATTAAATCCGCTTTGTTTATTGCGAATTTCTAATAACATTTTTACATCGCTTTTTATTTCCTTGATGTCATCCCTCATATATTGAATGACATCTGATTTTTCACATGGTGAGTTCATGGGTTATTCCATTTTATTTTACGGCCTTTATTGATATAAAATTATACGCGCTATTATTTACTAATGTAGTAGCTCCAGCGGTTCTATTATTTTCAATTTTTACAGATATATATTCATCTTTTATTAGATCAATTTGTCTAGGTACTCCTTGGACTCCAAAAACATCGGTTACAGATGCTTGAATAGGTATTCTTGCAATAAGATAAGAGGTAATACCATTTTTATAAATAAGCATTTGCAATCGATTTCCAGCAGTATAAGCAGCAGATGTAAAAATTACAAAAGCAGATATTTCAAAAACAGAAGAATATGGAGCTTTAAAATTCCAGTTAGCACCTACAGTTACGGCATTATGAGTGTCTTTTTCTTTTGTTGCAAAATCTACAATCGTTTCGCCTGAGTTTGGTATGGATTGACCGGATGCTGAAGTATAAATCGCCACGCATTTTTCACTCGCTGCGATTGCTTGAGGAGATGCGAGTTTGAAAATACTACTCCTAGAATAAGTACTCGCGCCATAAGCAGTACTTGCTTGAGAACCTGAATATCCAACAAAATAAACTCTATCATTTCTTTCTAGTCGTTCTGTACAAATTGCAGTTAACTCATGTTCTTTATTTGCCACCGTATTTGTAGTTTCTGCTACTTTTAAATCAACAGTGCCTCCGGTAGATGCTATATATCTTTTAATACTCAAAGAAAGTACAGAAGGGGCAGTAGCTCCCGCAGTAGTTAGAGTAGACATATCTATATGATAATCGCCTCCCTCTTGAATAAGATACCAATTATTTGTTGCATCCCATCCGGCAACTGAATCACGACGTACATTAGCTAAGGATATTGGTAAAATTGTATTGGTATTTGCCGGCAATGTTGTAGCACTTGCTAAACCACTAGAGCTAAATACAATCTCTCTATTCCCAACATCTTCGCTCATAACTGTGTTACTAGACCAACCTGCGACTGGTACGGAAAATTTGATATTAATGCTATCACTAGCTCCGAATGTAAAAGGTATTGCTTGATTTACTTGGGCGCTAATATCATAAGCAGCATCGGTTTTTTCAACAGCAACATAGACAGCGGTCGTCGTATAATACAAAACTCTACCGTAGTACGAATTAACCCCTTGGTCTTTAATCTGAGCTATACCTAATATATGAGTATTAGTAGAAGACATTTTTTCGGTATCAATCGTAATTCCTGTAGGAAGATTTACAAGTAATCCTGTAGAATCTGGCGTTCCTGTCAAAGCTATATAAACATCAAAATCAGCGGTATCGCCGCTTCTTCTATATTTTCCCGTATAAGTAGTGTTTGTTGTCCAAGACCCCGTTGGAGTCCATGAAGTCCAGTCAGTCTCAACCGTTCCACTACCTACCTTCTGCTCTACAATTTTTACAGTTAAATCTAGATCATATGCCGTTGTTACAGTCGCATCCTGACAATGTAATATCATCCTATATGAATCACTATCAGGTGATAATTGAAAACTAAATTGCTGCTGGCTAACAAATGAACTCGCTTTAATATTTTGATCTGCCGGATATATTAATCTCGAATTAGTTACATCTTCAAGGTAAGCGCCAAATGCATTATCAATGTAATTTGTACTTGAAGTGATATTTATTTTTACAACTCTAACGGCCGCCCTATCGATCAATCCTCTAGTCGCAAAGTTAACCGATACACCCTCGCCTCTTGCACTGGCACCATTTGCTTTTGATATCCGTAAATTTAAAACTCCAGTTTCATTTGTTATTGGAGATGGAGACGTAGCGACTGAAATGTAACTTGCAGTCCCACCAGTTCCATCAACTGGAATAGCGACATCGCCGTCATCGTATGTAAAATAATCGCCAATTAATTTACTTGATAAAAAATTATACTCACCACCGCCACCGCCAAAAGCGGCGAGAGCACTACCGTTATCCCCTAGAAAAATATCACTATCGGTATCATAAACAATTGTGCCTTCTTTGCGAGTCAGACCTTCCAGATTTGATCGAGTATTTTTTGGCACTGTAATCCGAGATGTATTACTTGCGGTACCACCGTCAATATCTTTATTCGTGATCGCTTGTGCGCCTGATACGGTAGCAACCTCAACCTCACTGCCAGCATCTCCAACTTTAAATCTGCTCGTGAGAGTTGATTGATATTTGATAGACCCGTGAGTATTGTCAGACATCTCAACTGTAATACCTGCGATATTATCAGCAGAAGTTTTATTGCCACCATTATTTATTATTATATTTGCATCCTCAACTTCAAGTGTAGATGTATTTAAAATTGTATTGGTACCGTTAACGGTTAGATCACCAGCTATAACAACATTCCCACCGACATTTAAATTCTCTTCAATGCCTACCCCGCCCTCTACTACGAGCGCGCCTGTGTCCTTCGTTGTTGATGTAGTTGTGTTTGAGATAGTAGTAATGCCACTAAATGTTTTTACACCAGTTATCGTTTGCGTACCTGCTGAGGTTATTAATTCTAACCAGATTGCAGCGCCTGTAGTTACATCAATCGCAATATAGATTTTATCATTAGTGGTATCACACCATTTAGAACCTACAGTGTAATTATCGCTTGCAAAATCATCATTCACAGTTGGAGCAGTTATAGCAGCGAGATTGTTTTTTGCCGCCTCGACTATCTCCCAAAGGGCATTATAGTAATGTATCTTTCCATCGGTTGAATTTAAATAAGCATCACCTTGTGCCGCTGCCGAACCTTTGGCAGTCACAAACGCAGCATCGTTGGCATATACTCCAAAACTAGATGCATTTACAAAAACAGGAGTAGTCGACATTGTAACTGCCACCCCTTCTGCAAACTCTAAATAACGAACCTCACCTGACATATAACCCCCCTTATAAACCAAGTAACTTTTTTATATTTTATAGGCCAAGTAAATCTATCCCCGTTATAGTTGTATCCTCGGCACTTTTTGTTATACCTAAAATTTTAATATCTTTTTCACCAGCAGTTCCCATGATTCTATTTGATACTATCGTTGTATCGTCGCCAATTGATGAACTAAAATTTTTCCCTTTAGTAACAAATGTAAATTTACCTCTACGATTAGATAGTACATTTTCAATTCGATCTTTTGAATTAGTTACATTTTTTGTGATCACGCTAAATGCGCGTTCTTTTTTTATTTTATGCAGATAATAATTTTGTGTTTTTTCAGAGGATAATAAATAAATATCGCTACGAATATTTACTCCCGTAGGAGTAGCATACCCACCCGTAAAACTAAATGTCTTATCCCCTTGGGCATTTTCGTAACTAAAACTTGTATAAATATCTTTGTAATCAATCTCCTGAACTAGAGAGGAATCTATAATTTGATTTTCAGTTACTTCGTCGCTCGAACTAATCGCCCCCACTAATTTATATCCTACTTTAAGATCACTATCTAAATAAAGATATCCGAACGTTGATGTTAATAGCTGCTGTAAAACATCTATTGCTTTCGGGAATGATGTCTCTTTAAAATAAGGAATACTAAAATTAGTTTTTATGCTTGTAGCATTTGCAGTTGTAATGCTCGCAGTATTTACTTCAAGACCCATCCTTTCGATTAGATCTTGCATAACTGTGCCATGATCTAATGAATCGTGATTATAAACTCTATAAATGAATTTTATTCCAGGCTGTATGCCGCTTGTTTCGAAAGATGCCCCCGACCAATTTGTCTCAAAATTATTTGTAAGAGTGATATTATAAACACCCCTTGCATCTGTGCTTATAGTATAATCTCTAGGATATTGTAATATTCCTGTTGTCTGATTTTCATCAATAAATTGTATCATCGGGATAGCTGATCTTCTGATTGTATTGCCGTTGGTAACTGCTACCGCCGCCGTCCTGATCTGTATTCTCGTGCTTGATATTATCGCATATACTTCATGTCCGCCCGTGTACCCGCTACCTGTATTTAATTCTATCATATCACCAGGAGTATAATATTCTGAACTAGTAACATCTGTCTCATATACATACCACGTACCATCTATCACTGTTCGATTTGCAACAGTATCGGTTTTTACACTGCTTGCAGTACTCGCAAAACATGCCGCCCATGTTCGATTTCTAGTAGTGCCAGGAGACGCATTATAACTAATATTAGTTAGTGTAAAAGACTCCTCCATGTCGAATTGATAATAACTATCTCCATATGCCGGATAATCTCCCGTAAAACGAGTATCAACACTTCGAGATCTCAAGCAATACATTCTAGGAATAATATCATCTAATTGATCAGGATGAACGTTAGGATAATTTGTTATATTAAAAATAGATTCGTAATGATTAGTTGATGTATTTAAATCTTCATCTAATGCCGATAACTGGTTATCGATTGATAATGAAACTTCTTTGCCGATCGTGAGTGAATTAATAAATCCAAAATAAAATCTCTGAATATTATCCGTACTGTTAATACATTGCCAGATTCTCACTTCTTTTTTTGAAAATGAATCTTTGTCAGTCAGATATTTATTAAAATCATGATCGATATTATCTAACTTGATTGATGTATTTCCGATAGTGAGAATGCTATCAATTATATTTTCCTGTGTCTCATCGAATGAAATTTTATCTTTTAGACGAGCATTCCACCAGCGCATTGCAGATGTATCATCTTCGGGGTCTTCGTAAAAATATTTATTAATATCGTTGGTATAAAATAGATAATAATAGGCAACAATATTGCCGCTCGTGAGATAGTTAGAGATTGCGCTAGGTAAAGTTATGATTAATATTTTAGTTGTCTCGTCGAATGAATATTGAGTTGATGTTGGCGTTGTGTACACTCTAGTATAGGCCACACCATTGACCTCAATTGCACATAAACTATCAAACGCAAATGTGCACGTATAAGTTGTACCAGTGACAACACTTAGATCTAGTAAAATACTCCTGCCAGGTTTCATCCGCATAAGATAAAACTTTTCCGAAACATTATTATCTTTGAGAGTTGAAAAATTATTTGTCATAAAATTCCTAAGCGGTATATCGATAACCAAAAATTTCGGTTTTCAGGGGTTGAGATAATGGGTTACTAGAACCTGTACTATAAACTTCGATAGGCCAATCATAAATAACGCCTAAATAATACGAACCTGTGCGAGTGTAATTAGAGAGAACTATCTTCGGATAGTAATAAAAATTTTTGTTGATCGGTTGTTTATTAAAATCAAATCTGATTTTTACTAGATAGTTTTTTGTATTTAAATCAATGTCTGAAAAATTAATAGTGTTCGATGTACAATACAGAGACGTGCAAGCATTGTTACGATGTATTTCTAACTTTGCGGTCTCGGTAGTTGGAAACTCACCAGCTATTAAAAAATAAACGATCATGTGTTTTAAATCCATATGGTCATTTAATTTAAAACCGCCCGTTAAAATATCCTCACCTGTATCAATTTCCTTAATCCATAACTTGCTTGGGAAATTTATATAGCTCATATGACCTCACGAAAATTTAAAGTCATGCTAAAAATATCTCTGATTAGATGAGTGAATATTGGGTCGTTGTCGAATACAACAAATTTTGTTAACTCATACATCTCCGAAGATATCGCGAGTGTAGGGTCGAATGATACAAAAAATGGAATAGTCTTGCCGACCTTTAAGTAAAAACTCTCTAGTGTCGCTCGGTCAGTTTTTGTTAACGTCCCAATCGCGGCATTATCAAACTTATTGTATTTAGTTTTTTGATCTACGTATAAAACTCCTGACATCGTTTCACTGATACTAGATGGGTCTACTAGGGTCTTAGAAAAACCTCTAGAGACGTTGCTACTCGTGATAGTAATATGATCACCTAAATATAATTGGCCTATCGAAATACCCTCTGGACCCAATGGGTTGTCATTATCAATAATCGATATTTTCCAGTATCTAAAATTTGTATCATCGATGTTATCTAGAAATTGCAATATCCCCTGTTCGGTCACAGTCAGGACTTGAGTTAGCGCCGGCGCAGTCCATATACCCGTGTTGTCTGCATAAACTGTCACTACAGCAGTCGATGATAGAGTGAATGGCAAATGTAGTTCGCCGATTAAAGCAATGAATGTGATAGGCTCGCTTGCTCCTAGATCGAATATAGCGTATTCCTCGGTATGATTTCGTTGAGAATCAGCATAAAAACTAGTCCCGACTAGATCTACTGTTGTCGTGAAACCTAAAATGTTCCACGTGGAACTTGTTGTTTGCGATAATCTTAAAGTCGCGCTGCCTGTGTGAGCTATTAAAAATTTATACTCACCTGCCACAGAGTTGTGGGTTACGGTCCAATTAGTAGAGGATGCATTTAATTGTGTCTGTATATGAGTTGCAAGTAACGATGGAGTAGCATATTTAGCAGCAGTGAGGGTTATGGTTTTATCAGAACCATCATTGATATAGATTAAATTATTACTACTCGTGATAGTAAAACATCCCGATGGTTTCCACATTTTAGATCTAGTCTTGGCCAAGCAATTACTAAACGGATAGGCCGTTTGTTGTGAGCTATAATTAACGGCATTGGTCGTTAGCTCGGCCCAATTATTTTCCATGAATCTTATTCGATGATTGATCGTCATATATCACCTCACGCTAATCGCGCGTTCGTTCTATTTAGATTTAAAATAATATCCGCAAGAGTTTTGTTATTTAGAGTTACACTTGTCTCAACTGTTTGCGGTTGTTGTAGAAGACTGATTACTTGAGTGAGTAGAGCATTTGTTACATCGTTAGATGTGCCTGTTTCGGCATCGTTCAAGTAATTTTGGAGTTGTTTAGTTGTAGATCGATCAACTACAAGCTCGCCAGGAGTGAGCATTGATGGAACTGTGTCTGTACCTTTGGGTTCAAACATGACTCCTTTTTGTGCGTATACGGGCATACCGCCTTTCGACCAACTAAATGGATTATACCATTGAGAATCACCACCGCCGCCGAAACTAAATATATCTTTTACGCTATCCCAAATGGCGCTCACCATCTCGCTAACGATGTTTGGAATCTGTGTAATAAATGCTGTGATCGCATTATACGCAACTTGTGTCCAGAAGACCGGATTACTAATTTTTGTGATCAGGGTATTTACTAGAGGGTCTATGATCAAAGGAAGTGACTCGATAACTGCGTCGATTAATGCCGGCAAAGAATCCACGAGGTTTTTAATTATAACTGGTATCTGTGTAATAAATTCTTTAACTGTCTTTTTTACAACCTCTGGACCTTGTGCAAATAAATTTAAAAGCGGTTTCATTGCTTGGCCAACACCGGGAGCGAACGCATCGATTGCTAAGGCCGCACCATTCACTAATAAATCAGTCGCACCCTCTGCGCCCTTTGCAAGCGCTGTACTAAATCCCTCGATGCTACCTAGCACCTCTGGTTTTAATTTTATTTTTATCTCTTCTTCAATAGCTGGAATAAAATTATTAGTAATCAAAGATAGCGGATTTGCTTTTGCAAGTTCGTATTTCTTTTTGTTGGCCTCTTCGGTTGCTTTAAGATCTTTTTCTAATTGCTCGGCAAGTTTATCGTAATAATCCTCGTTGATCTGTTCCATGACCGCATAGACTTCATCAGTCTTTGATTTATTTTTAGCTAAATAATCTTCTGCTATTTTCCAACGCTTTTCGTATTCAGCATCGATCTTTCCAGTCGCTCCACCTTCTGCACCTGCAATTTCTTCTACTAACTTTGTATATGCATCTTCAATTTTTTTGATAGCTGCGATTTCTTCTGCTGTTCTCTTAGGCCCATTAACCATTGGTACTTTTTTACTTGCCGCTGATAATACTGTGTTGAGTGTTGCAGCGGTATTTTTAAGTACGCTCTCTGTTTGTTTAGATGCATCTTGAGTTTTTGCCAAAACTGCATCAACACCATTTAATCCTGATTTTAAAGCACCCGCTACATCTGCTTTGAGAGCGGCATGTTTGTACTCTTGTAGTGACTCTATCGCGCCATCTATGCCTTTCGACATATCATCAATACTAATCCCTGCTTTTTCAAATGTGCTTTTTAGTATGCTTGAACTTGCAGCGAGATCAGTAAATATTTTTATCGTAATTAATGTATTGGTCGCGATCTGTGTAATTGCATCGATAATGCCATTAAAGATATCTCTGAATATTGTAAAACCACTGGCAAGATCTATTAAATCTCTCCATCCTTGTATAACTAACCTAACCACTCCTATTAAATTAGAAAATACAGTGCTGATTTTAACAATGTATGGAATTAAAAACTCAAACGCTTGTGCTACTAATAGAATGCCCTTATTAGTTAACTCAATCATACTGTCTTTATTTTCCATTATGTACTCTGAAAATTTGAACATAAAGGATGCCGCTTTATTTATAGCAGCTATAAAAACAGGATTTTCGATTATAATTTTTCCAATTGCCTCTAGATTATCATCAAACGAATTTTTTAATTTTATTAAAGCGCCACCGAATGTATCACTATCAGCAGCAGCTCGCCCTTGATATTTTGCCAATGCCTCAAGCACATTTGCAAATCTCTCTGATTCAGTTGTACCGGCCTTTACTTTAATACCATATCTACTAAGCGCACCCGTATTTCCCTCGGTCGCTTTTGCTACTAAACTGGTAGCGGTCTCAAGATCGATTCCTAATGCTGCTGCAAGATCAGCAGATGCTTTAGTACCTTTTTGTAGACCTTCAACATTTAGATTTGTCATTGTACTTAATAAAGAGGCAGATGATAAAACTTGATCATCACTATAACGTGTTGTCTGTTGCATTTGAGATGCAAAATCTTGCATGGCCTTGCTTGTCTGTTCGCTGTATTCACCGACTGCTGCAAGTGACAAATTCATTCTATTAATTGAATTTTCTGACTCAATCGCAGCGGATACAACCTCTTTAACTGCGAATGCGCCTGCGATAGCAGTACCAGCAGCAGCGGCAACACCTGTTATATATTTAAGTGAACTTGCGAGAGATATATTCATCCCTGTAATTGATTTCAAAGAAGATGAGGATGATGTACTGGCCTTTCCCAAACTAGATAATGATTTTTCTAAATTATTTATTTGTTTAGAACTAGAATCTAGTCCAGTTATTTTTATATCTACACTGACTTCGTTTGCCATATATCATCCCCGCCTTTTTATTTTTTTCTTTTTGAATCCTTGACCTGTTCTTCATGTATAGTATTTGCGATTATCTTGTATGCCTCAACTTCCCATTGTTCTAAATTTGAACTATCGAATTTGTAACCTAATCCTGCGAGCATCTTTTTATCAAAATAATCTTGTACTATAAACCACGCTTCATTTGCACCTCGTAGGCCTTTATATGCGGAAACCGTTTGCGTGATAATGGCCTCCTTCGTTAGTTTCCCATTGGGATACCACTAAACAAGATGCTCGATAGCTCGTTAACAATCGCTTGATGAAAATTATAAAACTCAATTGTATCAAAATCATTGATCTCGGTTTCATTGAATTTTATAGATACTGTTTTAACTCTCTCTTTTACCATCCGAGATATTTTTATCATTGTCTCGATATGATCAAGGTTGAATACGGCCTTTCCATTTTCAAATTTTAGATTTACTTCTTTTAATAGCAACATTCTCTCTTCTGATTTTGGCACCTCGATATCGATAAAACCTGCAATTTTTTCTTTGATGATCTGTTCGTTTGAATCTTCTGCTTTCCATTTGTAAATCATAAATTCTTTCCTTGTTAGAGAGGAGAACGTGGGATGATAACCACCCCACGCCTCAATTAGTTTTTATAAAAAGTTAACGAACACCTCATCTTGAGAGGCAGTCGCATAACCTGTTAGCGTCATCTCTAACGTTACCAGACCATTACTATCTGACAACTTGAAACTTGAGATAGTAGCGGTAGGCATATGGATATTTATAGCAGTGCCAGGAACCCAGTTACCACCTGATTTCTGACCGCAATTAAAGGTGAAAGTGATCTGATCGTTAGCACGGAATTTTTTAAACTCTTCTGCTTGTCCTTGTGCTAAGTAAGATTTTACATCTACGGTTGTAGTTCTTCCTGTGAATAGCGAACCTGAACGCCCAGAAGTAGCACAGATATCATCTATCTTAGTATGGTCATGAGATACGTTGAAAGTTAACTCCGATGCTCTAAAACAAACGTAGTCGTTAACCCCACCGATTAGAGTTTGGTTATTCTTTGCGATGTTCATGTCAACGCTATCGAAAGTTGGAGTAGTACCACTTGGGATAGTGATAGCTGTATCACTCGCGTATGTTAAAGCTGCGGTGTCGTCTGCTGCGTCTGAAAATCCTAGTAGTGTACCAACATGGGTATCAGTATTATCTGAACCGTGTACACCAGTCTTCCACAAGATTACGAATGTCGCACCATCTGAAGTTATCTTGAATTTTTTAGTAGAGTTATTATAAACACAAAGTATGTTAGCGGTAGCAGCGGCGTTCATCGCAGTCTGAATATGTTCTGCTAATGCATATGGAGTTGCATATGTTGCCTCTGTTAGAGTGACATTTATCTCTGTACCGCCTTCATTAAAATCTAAAAATTTATTAGTAGCGGATATGATCATCGCTGGATTTTCGTAATAAGCAGAACATGAAGCTGCTGTACTACTAGTATAAGTCAACGCTGCCGTTAGATCTGCAGTGTCTGCAAAACCGATCACAGTGCCGATATGTGTGTCAGTATTATCCGACCCGTGTACTCCGGTTTTAAATAGTAATTGAAAAGTAGCGCCATTAGATGCCAGTGTGAATTTTCTAGTGCTATCATCATACACACAAGTGATTGTAGCAGTGGCAACGTTGTTCATTGCGGTTTCAATTGCACTAGCAAGATCATACGGATCTTTATAAACTTTTTCTGCAATAGATGCGTTTAATTCCGAACCTGCCTCTTTAAAATCAATCCATTTATTTATTGATGAAATTATAAATGGGTCGAAATAAAACTCAATACCCTCAACTGAAAAATAAGCTTGAATAGGAGAACCGGCAGCTATTGAAGATGATAAACTAACCGCACGACCACCGCCCACAACTTGTAGAGCGCCACCGTTAGCTCGATAGTCCCATATCGATAGAGACGGATGATCTGAGTTAGCTGGTTTATATAGAATTGCTTTTCCTAGATTTATACCTGCTGCGGGGGCACTAGGAAGAATTTGTGCAAGAGTTATATCGTCGCCGGTAATACTTGCGATATTTCTAATTTGGTATCCATTGGTCATAGAACCATCTTTCACCATGACCGCCTCGCCACGTTCGAAAGATGCACCTTCTCCGGTATCTACTTTTAATAGTGCAGTTGTAGAGGATGCTACAGTGTCGTATTCCGCTGCTGCTGTAGACTTAGCACCTAAGCATGACTCTAACAATGGACCCCAATTTGGCGCTTGTCCTTCAACTCCTGAGTGTTTTAAATACACACTCACAGATGCAACGGGATTTTCTGCACCCTTAGTTGGTTTTCCTTTTCCGATAGAGTTTACAAGCTCGGTACTCTGTATCTCATCGAACGCTGGCTCGACAGAGATGTTGTCAAGAATTGGAATAAAATCAGTAGCAGCACTAGGAGCGACCAAAGTATTTTGTGTCACTTCTTTTGTAACGGCCACGACAGTTGATCGGGTGTTCAATTCATTTGCCATGAAAAATTCTCCTTAAAAAATTATACACTTTCAAAGTATTCAACTTGAAAATTTGCCTTGATCATAATGAAAGTTTTGCTTTCACCGAATACACGTTCAAGGCCGTTATCACCTATAAAATTAAATGCGATATTTGTACCAGCGATCTGATTATTAAGATTATAATCAATCAATGTATGCAACTCTTCAAGCAGCGCTATCGATGTTGTATCTAGAATAGTCGTTGCTTTGTGACCGCCGTAAAAGGCCTTGGTTAGCGTAATACTAACGTCTCTTGATAGAGAATAGTTACAATCGAATGTTCTATTTGTGTTAGTACCTGCGCCTATATATAAACTCCAACCGTCCGCTAATGCCATCTCATCGTTGTTCTCTGAGATCTGAGCATCGGATAATCTCATTTTGTTTGGAAAGACAGTTGTCATCATTGAAATAAGAGAATTATAAATCGTGGTTATATTCGACATTATTCTCTCCTCAATCTCATTGAATAGTAATTGGTCTCATTTCTAGATAAAAACCCATCGTTATTAACATCAAAACTAAATCGCCTAACATCTAGAGCGTTTGAGTATTCCTTTAAAGCATCATCGTATTTTTCTTTGTAGTCGCCACCTAGATCACGATAGATATTAATAAGCGTTCTCCAGTCAGTCGCATTTGATACATCATCGAATCTTAATACCTGACCTTCATGCACGATTAAATTTTTTCTTTTTAATTCTAGTACAACGTCCATAGATGCAGTGATGATCTCATCTTCCCATGATGTTTTGCCTGCTTTAAATGCCGTGAGATAACTATTAATAGTACTATCTCTGTTATCAATCTGCTGGTGAGAACTAAAACAATAAGTAAATTTTTTGATAGCAGTTAGCGCGTTTAAAGTAGCAGACCATTTAATACGAATCCAATACAAATTATAAATCGTGAGCGTCCGTAATTCTGTAGGTGATATTGATGTATCGCTCGTATCAGGAACATATGACCAACGATGATGATAGTCAGGTGAAAACTGAACTACTCCTGATTGTGCGAGAGATACTCCATTTACAGAGGTTGCATCTAGAATATCAACTGCGTTTTGCCAATCGCTACCAGTAAAATATTCAATCGACATAGTAGATGCGACATCGTTAGCAATCCCTGATTTTATATAAAAATTGTTGAAGGGATACTGCTGTCCTATGTAAATATAATCTTCATCAACGGTTAAATCCATTAAACACGTTGACGCCTCATTTTGATTTGCCAGACTTATATCTGTTAGTACTCCGTTGTCTGATTTAATTAATCTTAACCATTGATATAACATTTTTACCTCTATGCTAAATTTGTATGTTCGTACCAATCAAATAATACGTTAACAAAAGTATCAGTAATATTTTGTTCAGTAATACGAACTAAATATTTAGTGTTTTGTTTTAAAATTATTTCCGATGTTTCACGATTGGAACCGCCAATACCTTTGCCACTTCCAATAATTACTGATGATATTAACGTTCCAACGCTTGTAACTGTCGGCGTGTGATAAACAGATAATGTGCTTGTACCTAAGCTATTGCGGTTACGATTATACGATTGCACTATTGTACCATTTGCACTAGTAATTGTATCCTCATACAATCTCGCTATTATAGATGAGGATATGCTGTCATATTCTCTAATAATGTGCGACCATTTCAATGTATTTGGAGTTAGCAATAAAAAATCATATGTTGAGTTTTTTAACATAGATATATACGTTCTAATCACATAGTGATCGCCTGCATGTAATTCAGCATGAGCATAATCCATCGTCTTAATCGAATTAGTTGTAGGTTCAACTTGATCAACAGTTACGCGTAAATTGCCACCAGTCGTAGATTTAATATTTAAAAACGTTCCAGGAGCAGCGGAATTTTCACCTGATAAAACAGATTTTACTAATTCACCGTCATCATCATTTCCAATACTATCCTGAATACGATGAGAAGATGGTTTAGAGTTCATTTTTTTTAAAATACATTCTAGATCAAAATTAGTTTGATTAGATGCCCCGTTAACATAGACTATCCTATAAAATTTTCGATATGGGTTGATAGAAAATGTTTCGTCCATTGTGTTTGCATTTATAGTATAAACATCCCCGTCATGCCAAATAATGCCATCCGAACTAAATTGTATTTTTAAACCATCTGTAGCGCTTGCTACATTTGCGTATACGGTTACAAAAATAATTGCATAATCTAAGGTGTTCGATGCAATACCTGTAAATGTCTGATTAGCACCTAAAAGAACTTTGGTTGAATTGTTAGTATCTACTTTCCCATCTAGCACGACTTTAAGTTGTCCACTTTCATTAATAACAAGTCGTTCATCTTGAGTACGTAATGCATATCTAGTCTTGTAACTATCATCTGGAATGATTGCAGATTTTTTTAGAACCTCTAGGCCATGATCTACTACGTCGCTTATTTGTGTCATGTATCCCTCATTTAAAAACCATATTGGGAGTTGATTATAACTCGGTTAACATCTGCATATCTGCTACTGAATCCGGAATAACAAAATAAGCATACCAACGCTTATCCCATTGGCATGCTACAAATTCTTTCATTTCAACTTTATACGGCAAAAGATTTATCGCATTGATAACATCTTCTGCTTTTTTTCCTGATATACATCTAACTCTTGTTGAAATAATTTCCATTTAAATACCTACGAAATTAAACTTGGTTCAACTGCTATCAAACTAGGTGACATTGATGGATATAAATATCCAGCAGCACCATCTTGCAATTTTGTAACTGTAAAACCACTGTCACCTGCGGTTATATCCGATGCTACACCAGTTGCCTCATTTGCAACATAGAGATACCCATCTTGCATCCACGCTTTAAAATTAGAATTTGCATTTACAGCGGTTGCGATAGATGTTGCTATTTGTGCAGCGGTTGACCCTGCTGTACACGCACAAGCTATTTCAGTACCTGCTGGGTTAGGGTCTACACCCTCTACACCAACATTAAACCAAGCATTGTACACAGTGCCTGCCGGATTCCTCATAATAAAATATTTATTTTGCAAACTAGACGCAGCCCCTGCAACGATCGCAACACCGATAGAACCTGCTGCTGAATCATCTGCTTTTTTTGGAACCGCATTAGTGATATTTCCTAATAGAGTTGAGGTAAATGTGAGCGTACCATTTAAATTATCTACAACTGTAAATTCGGCAAAATTTACGTCTGTAGTAATCGCCGTATATGCCAATGCTGCGTTTTGAATAGCAGTGCCACCAGTTACTATACTTATTTTAATTTGATAATCAGATGCCGCATATAGAGCACCTGTAGGAGCTGTGCCAGCAGCATCTATATCTAACCAGATTGCAAATTTAGTTCCTGTCTTATTTACTAGATGCAAGTAATCCGCTTGTGTCGCGCTTGCAGTAGCGGGAATAGTAACTGTAATTTTTTCGTATGCACCCGTATCAGGCAAGCAAGTAATTTTTGTTACCTCTGGAGTAGGTATCATATCGATCGGATGCAATTTTGATAAATCTTGATTTTGCCTAAACATAATATTCCTTAATAGAAAAAAGGTAGTGAGCGATTAAACCCACTACCTATTTATTTTAAAACAACTAACTAACTAAATTACACTTCAACTGCGGGATGAAGATATTCAACTTCAAAAATAATTTTTCCAGCGGTTAACGCTTCGGTCGCAATCGCAATTTTAAAAGTTCCATCTGTAGTTTCATCTGTAACTAATAACGGAACATCGCGATCATTAGTATCATCCCAAATCGAACTACTCGCTACTCGTCCGGTATGTAGAGAATTTAAAGTCAGAGATGCGATAGCAATTGCAGTACCTGAATATGCGGTTACGGTATTATTTCCCCATGATATAGTCGCCGAACCTGTGCTCAATGGAGCGGTCAGAACTCTAGCTGTAACGCCTGTAACAATTGCATCTACCGGTAGAGGGTTTTTGCCTTTTTTACTAGATAAAACGATAGTGCCAATTGCGCCACCATCAACTGCGAAGTCATATAAATACTCTTGTACATTATATCTATTTTTCATGTTTTATTCGTCCTTGATAAAAATTAAAAAATTAGAAAAAATAATTAAAAATTAAGATAGAGTTACAACTCTTAGGTTACTTAATTGTTTAAGTCCCATTAATACGTCAACGTTAACTCTTCCAGATCTAGAACCTTCAACACCTAGGTCATAAACGTTGATGTTTAGTGCTTGTTGAACTGCCATAGTCATGAATGATGGATGAAACCAATAAGATGTATTGCCAACTACAGTTGTTAACTTAGGCATAAATCCACATATTGGAGTTTGAATTTGACCGGATGTTAGAGGAGAACCTGCTGGTATAAAGTCTCTTGAAACGAAACCTGTGATATTGAAAAGGTCGTTTATCTGAGCGCTGCCTAAAACTGCTGTACGATCATTTTCGTCAACATTTTGAGCGTCTAGTAATTCTTTTGCCTCTAGGATATCAGCAAGAGCAAGAGTAGTACCAGAGTCATAGGAGATGGCCATATCAGGCGCAGATGCACTAGGAACAATTGCATCGATAATTAATTGTTGCATTTTTTTATTAATAGCAAATACGGCCTTCTCTCTTAATGAATCCATGAAAGGAAGTGACTGCAATTTTGCTCTATTAGTAACTTCAAAATCTTTATAGATTCTTTTATTGATTACTAATGCCTGACTAGAGATAGTTGTTAGATCAGTATCACCTGCTGCGCCTTCTGCAAGGATATTTGCTTCATCAAAATCATCGATAGTTGAAATATTAACAGTATCTCCTAAGGCTGAAATTTCACCTTCGTATGACATATCAACGCTTGTGATGAATGGAAGTTTAGCTCTTAATACTTCGTAAAAACGAGCTGACCAGATTTCTGGCACGATTGCCGCAGTGGTTGTAGATGTAAAAGGTACATTTGCCATAAAAAAATTCTCCTGAAAGATTTTTTATGTCCAGTACCCAATCAGTCCGAACGGTTATATTTTGATTTAATTAAAGCGAGAATCGCTTTTTCATGATTTCATTATAAGCTCGAATGTCCTTTCTTTGCAACTCTAGTAGTTCGTTAGGCGTATATTCTTTTGGTTTTGCGATACCGGGTTGAGATGTGTTGATATTTGGGGCACGACCAGTTTTAAATAGATATGGTTTTTTCTGTTTAAGAGAATCAACCCATTCACTGACGTTATGAAAATTTATTCGTCCGCTACTAGTGGTCTCTACCTCGATCATACTCTTGTCAAAGATCTGTAGGTCATCTAGTGCCTCTGATAATATCCCTGCCTGCAATGCTGCTTTTTCAATCTCTCGTACCATTAAATTATCAACGACATTTGCCGAGATATTTTTTACTTTAATCTCTGACTCCTCTCGCTTGATACGTTCTGACTCATATAATTCTTTCCATTGATTATTACGTTTCAACTCCTCATTACGACTTGCCTCTAATTCCTTTGATAACAGCTCACGCTCGGCACGTTCTTTTTCTAGGAGTTCTTTATAATAAGCTGACCCTGTTGCTTTTTTATTATCAATCTTAGGTTTATTTTCTAGACCATTTGTTTGATCATTATCAACTTGAATATTTTCGTTGATAACCTCATTTGAATTTTGCTCATTACTATTCACATTTTCATTTTGAATTTTCATGTTGTCATTCCTTTAATCTTTTTTTAGTTCTTTCGATAATTCAGTTGATAATATTTCACGTAGTTTTTTGTTGATTACATTTGAAAATTTTTGGCCTTCTTCATTGGGTAGCATTTTTCTGATAACTTTAGATTTTCCTGCACCAAGTTTGTCATGATATTTTGCTTTTCTATCTGAAAACCAAACAGCAATACCGTTGATGATAGGCCGACTTTTTATTGATCGTAACATCTCACCCGTTAAAGTCAGGTTAACAGGTCTAAGTTTTTTGCCTAGTGATTTATATTTTTTACCAGCAATTTGTTTTTTATATGAGGCAGAATAATTTTTATATCTACCCTGTCCTACGACTGGTGATTGGCCTTTCACTATCATCTCAACGATCATCGGTTTTATCTCTTGTGCTGCGATCACTTGCCATTTTGCCGTTGCCTTCGCTAATGACTTTTTATATTTGTCAGTCGTCTCTTTTTTTATCGCTGTCCCTAATTCAGATAGTGCTACTCTTGCCATCTCACTCCTCCTCTAGAATGCGTTCAATCTCTTGTATGATATCTCGCTTGAACGTTTGGCCTTCCTCCTCGTTGGGGATAAATTGCCGTTTAGGAACAGCGGTTGTTTTTGAGGCACTAGAAAATTTATTATGATTATCTGCTTTCTGTGCTTGATCATCATCAAAAATTCCTACCTCAACGACACCGCCCTTGGTTTTATACTTTAAGGCGTCGAGCATATCACCATGTAGCTCCATGTTAGCGGTTAGATCGCTGGAAAAGTTTGCTTTATATTTTTTATATTTTTTTGAGAGCGAATTTTTCCAGCGCTCGCCCCGAACCGGACTTCTTCCTTGTCCAATATCACTCAATATCTGTTCTACAAGATATTGGCCTACCTCATCCTTGAGACTCTTCGTTATCTTCCTGTCCGTTAACTTCGATAGATCTATCTGATATGTCACCTTGTCCACGTAATCCATCTTCAGACTCCTGCATATAACTGCTCATGACCTTCGCTCGTAAATCAAGCGCTTTGTTTTTTGCAATCTCGATCAATTTATTTTCGGCATCTTCTTTCGATAATTCTGGATTATCTCGCATGATAGAGTCAAGCATGGAGTCTAGTCCCATATCTTGACGTTTTTTTATAATATCGAGTTTTTCACTTTCGGTTTGAATTGACTGAGGCGCATTGAATTTCAGAGATACCTTTGTGTCTTCTGGTATACGTCCAATATATGCAAACTCATCATCAAGTATACCGTTATCAAAAAGCAAATTATGCCACTTGATATATATCTTAAATATCTGTGGTTCGATATCTCGATACGTTTCTTTTTTATCCTCTTGATCTTCAAGCAACTCTGATTTCTGTATTAACTCTTGAATACCGGATGTTGCACTAATGGCATTCTCGCTACCAATAACCGATGCTGGTTCAATTTTATTCGTCTTGAGTAGGATAGATATATATTCTTTGATCGATGCCATGTAGGCGTCGAGAGGCGGGTTAGAAGACGCAAACCCGATTTGTGGAGTAGGTTCTCCTTCTTGTACTTTCATCACCATAGCTTGAGATGGGCCTACCTTCATTTTTTCAGGAACATTTTTTCCGAACATATAAAATACGCCCATGCCCTGATATTTTGCTATGTAATACAATTCAGTTAGAAATAAATTTACAAGTACGGCCCCGTCGATAATATCCTCGCCACCTAATGCCCAAAAATTGCCATCCTGATCGTTTGAAACATTTATGTATGGTAACTCACCTGTAGGGTTAAAGTAGTTATCCTCGATGTTATTAGAGATGATCTCGGCCTTCTCATTTGTAGTAAAATGATAATTGGGCGACCACCAAACGTACTCGCGTTTTTCGCATCCGTAATCTATCGGAGCATTTGCAATTTTTTGATCAACGTTATCGCCTGCTCTAAATGGACCAGCGGCGCTCGCCCCATGAATCCCACTCTCCCCAACGGGAGCATAATTAGGAGCTGTATCGTTACTTGTGTAATACGAATATATGTAGACCAGACCTTCTTCTGGATTATGTGCATTCTCGATCACGTCAACTTGATATGGCGGCAATACGTTTAGTTTTAGCTTCCATTTCCCTGTACGCTCATTAGGGTATGCATAAACATTTACGATTGCATTTTTAAAAAGTTCTTCCCAACGGTTAACCTTCCTCATCACAGTATTTACATTCAGCAGATCACAAACCTGATCGATTTGCCATTGTGCTATCTCGTCACCTATGACTTCTCTACGTACGCCGTTAACATAGAGCACGGCCTTTTTATTAATGATAGATTTACAGATAGAGATATTAGTTGTCCTGAATCGGACATCGTTATATGCCTCTAAACCCTGCTCGTCTTTCACTGCTTGAGTTACATATTTTTTTGTATAATCGCGATAGATCTCATATCGCTTATACATTTCTGCTTTTCTAGATTGATTTTCCGGTCCATTAATTTCGTCGATAACTTTTTTGCGAAAATCCTGATTGAGGATATCGCTCTCGTGGATTAATTTCATTTCCGTGTATACTCCTCTGGTAAAAACCAGTCCCAATTTCTTTATTTTCTATTTGCCTGCAGATACCGTAACCGATCGCTGTAGTTATGTGTTGCCAGGGGTCGCTATCATCTTCGATGTATTGACCGCCTTTTTTTAATTTTGATAATCGCAAACCTTTAATGATAGTAACACAGTCTTTCGTAATTTTTATATGGGTCTCACCTTTCGCGTTTTTAAGTTGTCCATTTACTATTATATGGCGCTTACGAACAGGGGGATTGGAGAGTGGGACATCTACATCAACTTCGATGCGTCCGTGTGGTCCTATGTAATCGTCTAATGCTTTTTTAATAATGTCATAGTCTGTGCGATTATACTTAGATGATTTCGCTCTACCGGATGCGTCTCCGTGTATTACATATCTAGTAGGATAAGTGAGCAGTCCTTTTGCTATCATCTCATCGCATGTTTCAAGAGTGTTCGAACCACTAATAACGATCTCATAGAAAAAATAAAATACGTCGTTTATATATTGAAAAAACGCCACGGACATCGGCTTATTAATTCCGATATTAAAATCGTAAGTAATAAAAATAGGGTGTATTGGGTTAACTTTGTAGGTATCAATAACCGACATTTTTTCATCAAATGCATAATAGATTACCTCTGTTTTTATCTCTACCCAACGACCGTAGATCATCCGCTGTGCTTCTTGAGCGGTATATGTCTCTAGTAACTGCTGAATATACGTTTTAGGTAGGAATGGGTTATCTGTAGTGACTGAATAATAAACATGCCTCGTTGGTATTTGAGAGGCGATAAAATAATTAAACGCGGAATGAGAGGGCGCATCCGGGTTAGTAGCACACAATAAAAAATTCTGTTTAATGTGTGGTAGTCGCCCAACACGCGCCCTTAGCTCTTTATAAAACTCATCAAACTCATCGCTGTCATTTTCTGTGAGCTCTTCTATAATCGCAAAACTCAATTCAAGAGACCTGAATTTAGAATAGCGTTTATCCCCCCACGTTCTACACAAAATTTGACTGCCGTTTGAAAAAGTTATCTTAGAATTACTCTGATTGAAGAAGTAGTCTATATTCTCCCGGAGACTACCCTGCATATGATCGAGTATTTTTCTAAGTATCGTATCCTTTAAGTCAGGTAATGAACGTCTACCTAACATGCCCACGGCCTTCGGAAAGGTCAAGCAATGCATGACCGCTATATGTGCCATAAGAAGAGATTTTGCACTTCCTACTGAGCCCGACAACAACACTTCATGAGTACCTAGACTATAATCATAGTTCTCAAATATATCTGATACTACTTGATGTTGATATGGTATAACCCGAGGATCAAACTCCTCAAGGTTGGGTGTAGACGATTGCATCGCTCTCACTCTCTAGAGTCTTAGAATACTCCTCTAGATCTGTTGCTTCTTTCAATTTCTGTTGTATCGCTGTCTCTGATAACATCTGCTCGGCCTTGAGCTTGATCGCTGTTTTTGCAAACATGATGGCAAAATCCTTGCTTATTGTTTGGATAGTCTCTTGCGTTATCAACCGAGGTATTTTATTTTCAGCATGTAGGATTTCTTTAACGAGATTGTTTATACAGAGATGTTTGCGCTCATGATTTAAAATGAATTTTAGAACCTCTGGATTGGTCTTTAATAATTCATTCAATTGTAGATCGAATTCTTCGGTTATTATTTTTTTTAGCATTATACATTCCTAAATTGCACTAAATAGCTGTCCATCATCTTCTGCGCCTCTGGTGACATCGATCTAATATCAACGATGCTTGTACAGATATAAACTACTTCATGAATATGGGTATCTTTTTCAACAAGCGCCTCACTGTTTGAGTTACGAATAGGAGTTGAACACTCGCCAACTAATTTGCCGTCAACTTCTTTGATCGTGATGTTGTGATAATGACCGCCTACGGATGCGCATTTGCCATTTGTATCACGACCAGAACTATCCTTAGTTCGATACCAATGACAATGCTCTTGTGGCTCGTATGCTGGTTTTTTTGGATTGAATGAAACGTTTTTAAGCATACTACTTAATGCCAGCTTAAACGTATGCAGCTCGGTCTTCATTGTGTTCGCTGCAATCGTGGTTGCATTAGGAAAATCTCTAATCACAACTGATTGAGTGTTTATCGTTTGCAATGTCTCTTGCTTTTCATTTTTTTTCATTGTCTACGTCCTTTGTATTTAATGAATATTTTAAATTTATAGTTTTGATTATTTCGTTTGAGTTAGATGCATCAATCTTATCAGACCATCCGCAAAGATTTTTAGATGCATATATCAGCATTGTTGTATTGCCATTCTCACACTGTTTAATAATATTTCTAATGATCATAAATCGAGTGTGAACCATATTTTGATCTCGAAATTCTGAAAATGTTATTCCGAGCGATTTGCAATAATTTATTATAGTATCTTGGCAAACATCTAAAAACGCCGAGCAATCTTCAAGTGTAGGTTTTAATCTACAAATAGCTTTTAATTGACGGATTTTTTCATCTGTCATTATTACAGGTCGGCCCATTTTTTTTGGAGGATTAATCTTGTTTATTTTTTTTGGCATAATAATCATCCTTGATTTTTAATTGATAACATTTCGATCATTTTTTTATACCCGGATTTATTTACATAAATTTTTTCGAATTTATTTCCTGTTGTTTTTGTAGCGGATAACATCGATCTCTTTGCTATTTTATATATCTCTTTAAAGCGATCATCATTGATTTGATATTCTGAAATAAAAACAGGATTAGGTTGTTGATCTGCCCAATCTAAAAATTGTCCTCTATTGAATGATTTATTTTTATCGTATTCATCAGTGTCTTCGTATGGTATATCACAGTAGATTATTGAGCTAGATTTGATTTCTATATTCTCATATGATGTATTATAAAAATTCAATTTATGGAGTCGTTCGAGTTGTTGGAGTTGTTGGAGTCGTTCGAGTTGTTGGAGTTGTTGGAGTCGTTCGAGTTGTTGGAGTTGTTTGAGTTGTTGGAGTTGTTGGAGTTGTTCGAGTTGTTGGAGTCGTTCGAGTTGTTGGAGTTGTTGGAGTTGTCTTTTTTCTATACGATTATTATTAATAATTGCTTTATTCCGTAAAAATAATCTCCTATCCTTTATATTAAATTCATCTCTAAATTTATTCATTCCGAATGTCTTAATAGCAAGTTCATCAAACTCATTAAAGATAATCGCATTATGCATAGATTTTTTATACTGTTCGATATCTTTACCGAAGAGATAATCATTCCCGGTATTCCCAAACGACCAACACAATTTTATATATGGGTTAGATTCTTTTTGTTTAAAAAATTCCTCTCTTGAAATCCATTCAGGTTTAAAATTTTTATAGTTGTATTTGCCAGCGATAGCGTCTTTAATTAATTCACAAATGCCTAATCGAATTTCATTAAAATGAAAATATTTAAAATCATCTATTCTATTTTCTAACATGAAATGTGTGACGCTGAATCCACCGCCGAATAAATCATAAAAGTGTTCTGTTTTTGGAAAAATTCCACAGATATTTTTACATATTTTCGACTTAGAACCCATGTACGGAAAACCATAACTCATTGAATACCTACTTTATTTTTACTAAATATCCTCTAGATAATAGATCATCATAAATATCCATCATTTCCATATCGTTGGGGAATTGCACCTCGATGATATATTTTTTATTTTCATTTTCGATTTTATCTTTTTCAACTGGAGCGAGGTCACCAATGATATTTGTAAAATTAAAATCTAATTTCCCAAATTCTTCAAAATCTAATTCATCTATATTTAAATCAAGACTTTTTAAATCATCTAAAAAACCAGTTTGATCAAATTCGGAATATCTACTTATTTCATTATCAGCTATTCTATCGTTCAATTCTTCCAACTCATCTTTATAATCTTGATAATCAACGGCGCATTTATCCCACCCTAATAATTTTATAGCAGCTAACCGGCCATGGCCTTTCACTATAAAACCAGATTGATTACTAACTACAATTGGAGATCGCTGTCCTACCTTTACAATTATTTTTGCTAATGCTTTAATTTGTTTTTCAGGATGTTTATTCCTGTTTGATGGGTGTTCTTTAAGAGTAGAAACATCTACTAATTTTTTATACGAGCATTCGATACGCATTTAAGATATCCTTTCAAGTTGTTCTAATGTGTTTTGCAGACTGTATGTAAAAAACCCGATGCCACCACAAGATATTTTTTTATCTATAAATCGAATTTGATTTAAGACATGATCTTCTTTTTTGGTCTGTGGTACATAAGTATAGAGCTGATCTTTAATTCTATTATAAAATTGCAAAACCCAATTATATTCTAACGGAGTTTTGACTTCGATAGCAACGTAGTGCCCTTTATAGCACCCACAAATATCGCTACTGCCTTTGGGCGAGAACCTAGATAATCGATTATATGATTTGGTTTTTTTATTCCACGTAGGCACATTGTTAATACGATTAAAGGATGCCATCGGTAGTTGATTCAATCCTTCTAAGATCGAGTTAACGATATCCATTTCCTTCATGCTATCCCTCAAGTTCTTTTTTGATATGACCATCTATCCATTTTTGAATCGAACCGTATTGTTGCTTTAATTTTATTTTCAAGTGTTCGGGTATGCGGATACTACAGACCGTTTTAAAACTACCAAATTGAGTTGGCCTACCCTCGAGAGGACTTCGCTTTCTAGTGATCACGTCGCTGATCTCTTGATCATTTTGGTCCGTATTTTTGTTTTTATTTTCCATATATTTTTTGTAATTTTTTATTTACTTATGTAATACTTAACATCTAATATAATACATAACGTAATCCACAAAACTCAAAAACGCTGATTGCGTCAATATTAAATTAATCAATATGGAGAATGAAAATGGTAGTAAAAAAAGAAACTAAAAAAGCAGTTGCTAAAAAAGCAGCGGTTAAAAAACCAGTTGCTAAAAAAGCAGCTTGTAGTAAAAAAACAGGTACGAAAAAAAGTACTAAAAAGATCTCAAAATAGTTGAGAGTTTTATTTGAGTATTTAATAGTTATTTGAAGCATGAAACTCCGAAGATTTATTTTATGACCGACTATTAAACACTAAAAAAGCTTTAATTTTTTTGATTTATTTTTGGCAGATGAGAACATAGAAAATAGAAAAGAAGGGGCGTATTAGTAAAATAGTATGCCCCTTTTTTTATTACTAATTATCAATTAAAATACGGGGGTATTGAATGATAGAAAGGAAAAAATGCATCCGCTGCAATCGTAGCAAGTTTGTAACGTCCTACACTCATGATGAGCATGTCTGCAATAAGTGTATTGCGAATAAAGCTGATTTTAAGATTAGAAAATGCCTGAATTGTAATACAGAATTCACCACGTACGAAGGTTTTAGAACGTGCCCTATATGTCGTGAAAAACAACGCTATCAAGTGAGATATACTTCTGTTAATTGCATGTGCTGAAAAAATACGTTTTAATTGAGGTATGAATATAAAAATACCCGATCACATTACAGGCGTTGAACGAGCATTAATATTAGAGATATACCCAATTGCATATGCTCTACGATTATTTAAAGGCAGCACAAAGCAGACGGCGGAATTTTTACATATCTCCGTCAGGGCGTTGAGAGATAAAATTAAGAGGATACCGGAGTTGAAAGCATTCTATAAAGAACGGTTAGATGTTGACGGTATTAATCCTCATGAGTCAGAGGAAATAGAAAAAGACCCACTTAGGAAAATACGCTCGTATCATCTACGAAAGGGTATGAGTAGTTTTTGGTATCATCAAGCAACGTTAGATGAACGAGAGGAATTTATAAAACGAATAAACCGATTATATTCGGTTTTAAAGGAAAATTAATTTTGAATGAATTAAATGAATTTAAAGTAACAGTCCTAACAAAAGACCTGAGTGATATAGAAAATAAAAAAATTAAAGCAGCAGCAGAACATATACAACGAGCTTTAAATAGTGATGAGTTTAAGCAATTCGTATTAAATTTTTCCTATAAAAGCACTTATACTACTGGTCGTTTATGGAGTAAAAAAACATATACAGAAACAATAAATAAATTCGATACTACTAAGATGACAAATGAAGAAGTCTATCAAACGATAATGAATGGAGCCGAGATATTATCTCCACAAATTGATCATGAAGCAGATATCTGCTTACAAATCGATTATAAAAATAAAAAAGGCGTTATTGGTTATACGTATCCAACCACTCAATGGCAGTACATTTATAATTGGTTTTTTAAGAGCGCAACTATTGAAGAGATTGCCGGAAATATTGGTCATGAATTTTTTCACAAACTAGGTTTTGATCATGCGTATTATAATACACCGACCAGGCAATATAGTGTACCATACGCCTGCGGATACTTTATATCTGCATTTAAATAACCTATTCTAAAAACGATATCATCGACCCTTGCTTGCCGTTCTCTAGATGTAAAAACAAATTGCCTTCATCTGACGTAATATAGAGTATTACATATTTATTTTTGCCGATCTTTTTAAAGATTTTTCGTTTAGTTCTATTGGGTTATCGGCTATCAAAATATCGCCACTATCAATTTTTGCACCTAATTCTCTTGCTATTTTTTCTAGGGTTGAAAATGAATAGTTGATATTTATATTTTCTAGATAAAAAATATCAGCCTTTTTTTTGATGATTTCCTGTTTGATTTTTACTTGTTTCATCTTAGAAATCTTTCAAGATAGATAATAATAACTCTTTCCCTTCGCCTTTAATTACTACAAATTTACTATTATCTTTTTTTGGTTTAATTATCTCTTCAACAACTTCTGTAACGTTAGTTATTCTAGGACTACGTGTATATTTCCCACGTTGTTTATACCTAGATGGTATCTCGATGCCTTCAGCTCTCATTTTAGTTATTGCATTGTTAACGGTTTTTCTATCTACATACAATTTTTTGGCGATATCCATTGTACTCTTATTTTCATTAAGCATCCGTACAATTTCCCTATCTCTGTCGTTCTTGCATTTTTCATCACTAATCATAAAAATCCTTATATAAAAACACCCGGGCGATGAGTGTCACCCGAGTGTCTGAAATGGAGATTTGCAAAAAGGAAAAAGAGTTCGTCTAATAACAATAAAAAAAAATAGTACTTCACGCCTGTGCTCGTTGGAGTATCTATAATGCTACTTCGTCCCTTTTGCCTTGTAAACATCTCATAAAAACAAAACTCATTCTAATCAATAGTGTACTAAAATTCTTTAGTATCCCAACATCCTTCTTCATTTAATAGATGAAGTAATATAAAATCTAACCATCCTTCAATTAAATCATCCCTTGTTACGTCAGCTCTTAATTTAAGTGGAAACATCCATAGATCAACTTCAAGCAAATGATCTAAAACTACATTTGCATCCCTCTCATTAAAGCTACTGCCGTAAATACGTTCAAACGTATCTTGAATAAAAAATCCAATATATTTTGATTTAAATGATTCATTCATGTTTTTCACCACTATTAATTAAAGCTAAATCACATCAGGTTGTTTTAAAAATCATTAGGAGTCGCGCACAGGTTTATGTTTTAATTCAATCCATAATACAAAATCAATCCACGCCATCATTAATTCGTCTCTAGTAACTTCTCTCAATAATATATGTTCTAAATAGATCAAATTTATTTCGAGGAAATAATCTAAAATTTCGATAGCACCTTTTTCGTACGAATTATAAAAACTAGTAGTATTTACACTATCGTCGAGTATAACAAAATAGTTTATTAGATCTTTAAAATCAGCTTTTTCCATTATTGTATCACCATTGATTAGATTATTTTAATAAGCCATCAAAGACAGATACAGAGTACATTTGTATACACAAAATGTAAATCTCATTGTCGTCTCACTCTCCTATTAATAAGAATACCCTAACTTTAATGACTCATGAGGCAATAGTTACGTCATGTATAAACAAAATATAGATCATCTTTCATCTAGAGATCTACGATTGTTATCCGTGTTATGTAATAAAAATTAATGTGTTGAAGTTTTTTTGGTTTACGGCCTCGTGATAAATGACTAGATTTATTATCACTTATTAAAAACGTGAGAAAAAAAGACAAAAAAAAAGAGAAGGTCAGAACTTCTCTTTAATTTCAGACTCGACATAAAACACGTCTGCTTTACATCTTGTCTTTATATATCTCTCGCTTCAACCGAGAAATACATGTCAGAACTTATAATATATCACCTAAATAAAATCTACAAAAAAAATCAACTATTTTTAAAATATTTTTTTAATCCAATTTATTCATTGGTTTTTCTAATCGTATTTCAAAATAAAACTAATCCAATTTTTACAAAGGAATTTTATGGAAACTAATAAAAAATATGTACCTATTCATTGCTTTAATCGAGCAGAAGCGGAAGCTTATGGCCTAGTAGAGGCGCTACTTATATATGCAATTCGCCACTACAGAAGTTTTACAGACAAGAGATTTAGAGATGATTTTCCTTATTTAAAGTTGGGCGAATTTGAAAATGCTATCACGCATCTAATGATGCTTGACCTAATCAATGCGAAACAAAACAACAAAGGCGGCGTTACATTTACATTGATCAAAAAAAAGTAATTAAATAGAGTTCTGCATATAAATTCTAAATATAATTTTAATCCTAGGGGAAGGAAAAACTCAATCATGTTAGAATCTAAAGAATTTTCTGTTAATAGTCGTACTATATTTGAGAGTATTCATAAGGGTTATAAATACCCGGAGAAGATTAAAAAGATCTATAATCTTAATGGCGACTTGATATATCTACTCTGTTATTTTATACGACGCGATAGTCCTAAAAATACTCCACAAACGTCTAATGAAGGAATAGCAAAAGATACTAATTATAATGTGCGACAAATAAAGCGCTTCAAAAAAAAACTTAAAGAACTAAATCTAATATCGTGGGATATCATAGATAGAAAATGTACGAGAGTAGTCGTTAGTTATGAAAAAATGGATTTTGATATTCGGAGTATGCATCTTAAAAATTTTGATGAAAAAGAACTCGAAAAAATACGCGCCGAGATAATAAAATTAGGCGGGAAAATGCCGATAGATAATTCTAATGATAACGACTCATCTCAACATAAATCTGCAAAAATTGACCCTATGGAGTCAATAATGGGCGACGATTACCATAACGCTATGTTTCCGCAAGTCTCTAAAACAGATGAAAATAATGTGAATATGTCGCATCGAAACAGGACAGATTTGATACCACCTACGCATCGAAACAGGACAGATTTGGTACCACTTGCGCAGCGAAAGGGGACAGATTTGGTACCACATAAGGGACAAATTTTGTACCCTCAAATGAACGAGAACCCGATAAACACTACTATCTCGAGCGACGTAATAACTTCTTTAATAATAGAAAGAAAAAATCTTAATCAGCGTAGCGGGGATTTAATAAGTGATAGGATATACGAACATGAAACTACGGATAATATGGACAATCTGGACAAACCTCGATCAGAAGAACCTTCGCGTCAAAACGCTCGGATAGAGATAGACTCTCTTGGCTTAAATCAAAATCCAAAACCAGAACTTACTAGGATGGATCAATCTGTCCACAAGATCTCACCTAAACCTAAACCATCTTTCGACTTTGAGGCGGCATATACGTTATACCCAAGACATATTGGTAAAAGCAAAGGTATTGCAAAATGCATTAGAGAGGTTAAGACACAAAAAGATTATGACGATTTAATATCCGCGATCAACAACTTCCGCGAGGCCTTCAGTGACCGCGAGGTGAGATTTATAAAGCAGTTCGATACTTTTATGAGCTCATGGAGAGATTACGTAAATAAGGGCGATTTTGACGATGACAGCGGTACATCGCTAGCTGTATATGAAGCGGTCAAATTATTTGATGCAATTCAGTAAATAATTACTAACAAATTACTAATCTATTATTAAGTATTACTTCGGAGATTGCCTATATGGGGACATATATCGATGATGATGACTTGGAGTTTCTTTTAAAGAGACACAACGAACAGTATTTTGAGAGTAGGTTTGAATTTCTAAATGAGCACAAGGGTATTCGTAATAGTGTTCTTCACGTTCTAATTGGAAGTACGGGATCAGGTAAATCAACACTCTCCCGTAATATTATGCTCGACTGTGCATATAATAAAAAAGTAGTTGTATGGGCATCGGAAGAATCTATCAGAGACTATAATCTTGCCTTGAATAAGGTATGTAGAGATAAACGCCTACTTGACAACATCACTATAATATCCGAACTTGATGCGCCTGAAAGAGTCAACAATGATATTCAGAGTTTTATGTTTTATTTTCGTGAAGAGATTATGAAACATAGTCCTGACATAGTTTTTATCGACAACGTAACAACAAGTTTTATGTATTCAGATGCAATAGGGCCTAGGGGGCAAAGTTCGGCCATTAATAATTTGCGTTCATTTGCAGCAGAAGAATTCCTTCCAATTTTCTGTATCGCCCATACTAAAAAAACAATAGCTGATAATTCACTTCTAACTATAAACGATATCAGAGGATCAACTGCACTATCAAACACGGCTGCTTACGCATATGTCATGCAAGTTTTTAAAATGAATAAACTTAGATTTTCACTTATATCAATTCAAAAAAGTAGATATCATCAACCTGAAAATCATTATTTTAAATTATTTTATGATAAAGATGATGGCAGTTATACTAAATCAGTTGCCGTAGGTATGGATATAATAAATCAAATGTATCAATTAAGAGATCGCTTGACTGATAAACCTAAATCAACAAATTAGCGGAAACGATAACTCGATAAAAAAATGAGTTTTAAAGATTCTAGTATTTTTGCTTGTTTTGATTTGTCCAGGATAACGAAAAAAAATTACGTTAGCTGCGAATTACATAGTTATAACGCAAATATTAAACACAAATGTCGCGCTAATCTCGTGAGGATACTTTTTTTAGGAGTTGATTATTGAGTTGATAGAATTTAAAGCAGCATCGTCACTACTAGTAATCGCCTGCGCTTGTTTATCGCGCACAACTGTTATCTCTTGACCTGCCGCTGGTATTACATCGTAATCGTATTCTGCGATTGTTATGCCACCGATTACATCACCAAACTCGTCTTTAATTGCAATCGAACGCGCTCTACGTTTCATCATAATTGAGCGGTAATTTTTCCAGACGAGTCCTCTAGAATTCGGATTTTGATCAGCGTCCATCTTAGTATACGCAAAGCTTTTCTGCTCGCATCCTTTCCGTTTTATAACACAGATAGCTGCATAAATTTCAGCATCTAAATTTCTATTTTCAAAGCAAATACGCTTGTAATCTTTGTCTATTAGAAATTCGTCGATACTCTCTAGAAGGCCAGAATTGCGTACTAAAGCGAGAGGCAATTCACCCCACAAGCTTGGACTACCATTAATGATTGCAAGTTGTTTAAGACCATTCAGCGGCGCTAATTTCAGCTCTCTGACCATCGTTATTCCGGTCATGACTTTTTCAACAGTGTCATAACTGCGGGGTAGCATCCCGCTTTTTAATAGTTGCGTAGATACCCTGTATAAATCTTCAAACGTCTTTGTCTCGATCTCACCATTTTCGGAGATCATAATCTCTTTTTTTATAGGTCTCTCATCCTGTTTAACTAACTCTGTTTTTTTTTCTAGTCGATCAAGTTCTTTTTCTAAACTTTCTATTTTTAATAGATACTCGTTATTTATTGTATTGTTGTTCATTTGTATTCTCTCTCTATTTCAGTCAATATTTCTTCTATTTCAATATAAGCTTTTTTTAATGTTTCAAGTGCATACAGTGGTCGATCATGTTCAAGATGATCTATCGCTATTTTAATATGTAAATCGTAAGCATGATTAGCTGCTTTAGAATAAAGCATGGCCTCGTCTTTGTTTGATATTTTTTTATTTAAAGCATCTAGTAGATTAAGTAATAATTCGTTATTCATTATATTGTTATTTTCGTTCATTTAATCCCTCTCTAAATTTAATTGTTAACTTTTCCATTTCTATATAAATCTTTTTAAGTGACTCAAGCGCATACGCAGATCTATTCTGTTCGAGTTGCATAATCGCCGTCCTCACATTCTCGTCAAAAATTCTATTGGCCTCTTTCGTAAAAAACATTGCATAATCCATGTTCGATATTTTTTCATTTAAAGCATCTAACATTTTTTCTTTTTCACTCATTTTTTTAATCTCCAATGATGTATGCCCAATCGGGCACGTTAATAACCTCGAAATTTAAATCATTCTCCATTTTCAATTCGGCATGTTTTAGACCTTCAATATATTTTTGTAAATCTTTTTTGTACAACGCTCGTCCATTATCAATAGATCGCTGTCCAAGTATATATAAACCCAATTCGAACGGCGGTTCTTTTTCTATCGCTATATATGCAAATACCCCGTGAGGTCGCCCTGTGATCTTCGTAATGCCGTCTAAGTAGAATGCACCAGCTCTGTCATAACCATAATCTACTATCGACTTGGAGAATGCTTTTTTGCTAGCGTTCTGTGTTGTTTTTAGATCGAGTATAATACTATCGTCGCGATATAAATCCATACGCCCTTTACACTGTATACCCGTCTCTTCATCTATCCAAAACATACTGACTTCTGCACGGCCTTTTAGCATACGTCTGCATGCCTCTACACTCATAACTCGATCTCTCATCGCTATGATTTTAGTATAGTCATCTTTGGGAATAATAATTTTATCAGCGGCAGTTTTACAAAATTCGTCAAATTTTTCTTTGCCAACTTTAGTTCTACGGTCACAATCAATGGCCTTCACATATGTGCTCTCGAATACTTCTGGCAATAGAATAGCATCATGTAGAGCGCACCCAAAATCCAGTGCTGGTGATCGTTCAGGATGCTCTGTCTTATATTTATAATAAGCATATGATTTATGTATCAAAGATAGTTTAGAGGCGCTTATACCGGGGCACAGAGGGTGATGATAGACTTCTGCCGGTAGATCGTAGTAAATTCTGTTCGGATTATCTAGTAGATCTTTTTTTATCTGTTCTATACGATCAAGCATGTTGATTCTCCCATGATATGTAATTTTTACAATGTTATTAATACGTTGACGCGAGTATAAAAAATGCTTTACATTTTGTATAGTTTTATATATAATGTCGCTATCAAAAAAACAAAGGATATAAAGAATGAAAAAGATAAAATGTGCAATATGCGGTAAAGAGCAAGATGCTGATTTTGATCTTATAAGCATTGAAAATTTGCCAGATTTTCCGGTTATTATGTGCGATGATTGCTTTGAAAAAGCAGAACGCGAGCAAGATTCTGAATGTCCAGAGGATGATGATGATAATGAATGAAAAACTACAATGCACTAATTGTTGCGAATGGATTGATAAACATTTAATCGAGATCGAAGACTACGAAAATAATCCTATCTGTATGTGCAACGATTGCTTTGAAGCTAACGAAGAGTATAATCGCCAATGGGATATTATGTTCGCGAAAATACAAAAAACAGTTGCAGACATCAAATCAAAATCATCCGCCGAATAACTCATCAATAAAACATGCTTTACATTTTACGACTATATAATTAATCTTAAAATACATTTTAAAAAGGGGAGTGTATGAGATTAGATTATTCAAGTGTAAAAACCAGTCACGATAATTCAATTCATTTTAAATATGATAGAAAATCAGGGTGTAATTCTTTTCCTAGGATTATTAGACTTGAAGATGAAGAGTTTCATTATGATTGTATGATCAAAGATGCAAAATGGGATTTTATCCCAACCTTGCTTGTAACTAATGTAAAATATAAAAACAAAACTGGTCGAGTATTAATGCTCGATCTTTAATCCAAATCCTTAACCATCTGTCGTCTATCTGCTTTAAATGCTAATACCGCATGTTTTATAATCTTAGTTAAATTGCCGCCCGAGTATCTTTGTGCTTGTTGAATGAATAGCTCTTTTTCTTCTGGAGTGACTCTCAAATTCACAATTGATTTTTTTGGTCTCTTCTTTAATTCCTTTAAAACTTTCATTATATCATCCTTTTAACTCGTAATTTTATAATAATTTTTGTATATATAGCATGTATGTACAATTTTTAAAATATACTTTTTATTAAAAATAACACGGGGGATACATGATTAATAAAGTTGTTTTGATTGGTAACTTAGGGAAGAATGCAGAATTAAAGACGATGCCGAACGGAAATTCATTTCTACTTTTTTCATTGGCAACAACTGAAACTTATAGAGACAAAACTTCTGGCGAGAATAAAAAAATTACTCAATGGCATAACGTGAGTATGTTTAGTCCAGTCGCTAGTAAATTGGCACAGTATCTCACAAGCGGCACCATGATCTACGTTGATGGCAAAATAAACTATAATCAGTACGAAGATAAAAATGGTCAAAAACAATACCGCACTAACATCGTCGCGAATGAAATAAAACTACTTAAAACAAATACGCCTAATCAAAATCAAACCACAACTAAAGAGATAGCGTCTAAAAAATCTTCTTTCCCGGATGAAAATGACGGCAAACCAGAACTGCCTTTATCGCACTTTTTTCCAGATGAAATTCCTTTTTAGTAGGTGATTTATGGTAGAGGCAAATAGCAACGATCTTCCAAAAATACCTAAGGGACAACAGGTCACTATATCACTACGAGATTTTAGGATGTATCAACATGCTTTAAAACAACGTAACAAAATAGCAGAAGTAGCAAATGCGTACATCGATAAAAATAAAGGTTCTGAAGAAATAGAACATTTATTTATCGGTAGTTTTTGTCACAAATTAATAAAAATTTTGAAAGATGAATAACATATGTTGAGAGCTAAAATTATGTTTATAGCAGTTAGTATAGTTTTGTCTTTAGCGATAGCAATGCTTGCGTTGTCGATAGCAATCTTAAGATTTTTTAAGTGAATAAATATGAGCGATGAACTTGCATATAAAATTGAGTTGATGGTTACGCGCTTGCAAATACGTGGGTTATACAAATATATAATAAAAAATACAATGATATATCATGAAGACCCTCAAAAATTTACTAACGTAAAAAACTGCTTATATGTTCTAGAAAAAAGATTATTGCGACTTAAAAAAGAGAGACAAGAATTTCTAGATAGAGCTTGCACGATTATAAATTGACATAAATCGATCAACATTATCTTGATTTACTAACTTGCCATCGATCGTTTTACGAATACTACCAGCATTGTATACGATATATATCTCTTCTGCTGTAGTCAGATATTTTTTTGTGATGATTTTTTTTAAATATTCACAACAATATTTTAAATTTATTTCAGGGTCTAATAAAGTTGTCGCCCATCCTTTACCACCTAACTCATAATATATAGCACCCATAATCTGTGTATAGCCCCAGCTCGTCTGCTGAATCATCCGCATTGTATTTGTAGTACATCCTACCATTTTTTTACATTCATCTAATTTATAGAACCATCGATAATCAATCTCGTACCTAACTGCATTTGGATTGAAATTACTTTCCGTACTTATTATCGAGTATAACAATCTAGATTCAATCTTATATTCTTCTGAATATTTTTTTACTAACTCAATCGTTGTCATTTGTATCCTTTGATTAAAACAGAATGAATATTATCGTATAGAGGGTATACTCTAGTCGGTGAATTACAGGATTTTTTCCAATATAATAATTTTAATGCTCGTAACTGATATCTTAAAATGCTGACTCGTCGTTTAGTTGTTTTTAATTTAAATGCAGTTTTATCTAGAGTTTCTAGATCTGTTTTTTCATTCCAGAATACGCGATCTTTATCAATGTAATACAATAATACTTTTAGTGCAGCTTCTGATAACTCAAGTAATCTTAATTTATCCTCAAGCGTCTCTCTAGGATATAATATAAAAAAATCCTCACTAGTCATTTTTTCATCATCTAATATCACTCTAAAACTCCGTTATGTTTTTTAACTCTTCATCACGCTTTTTAATTTTTGCCTTAATGCGTTCGATCTGCGCAAGGTGACTGTTACGTAATTTAATTGACGTTGCCTCGTTCGATAACGACTCGATAAATTTTATCATGTCGTTTTTTAGATCGTCACTGTAATTCTTTTTTTCAACGATATAATAAATCAGCTTGATCAAAACTGGTAACAAAATTGTAATAAGAGATGATATTGCAGTCCACATAACTACTCCCTATCTTGGATTGAATCGTACCCGTAAGTAACTAATCTATGCACCCTATACGGAGATTTAGTTTCAACAAAAGTGATATTGCAAAATCCCGGTTTGAGTTGATACATAAATTCTTTTCCAACTATATTCATTAACTCGCAACCCTTATCAGGGTCCGCCATCACTTCAACATCGAATTTTATTTTTTCTAGTAGCGATACTCGTGACTGACAAACTGATACACCCTTTGATTTTGTAATTAGATTTTCACAGATGTTTGTTGCCGGCAAAGTTGTACTTGTATCTTCAAACTCAATGAGCGCGGTCGAATAAAAACCTTTTCCATTGTATGCAACAATCGTTGCCGGGCATATACCACTTTTTTCAATCTCGTTTGGAGAGTAGGTTATCGTATAATCTTTTCGTGTTATTCCTCTGCGAGGATCTTCTTTGATTATCTCGCGCGAGCATGTACGCATATAGATAGCATCTACTTTTTCACCTGTATATAATTTTAAATTATACGTATCTTGTATCGGCAATACTAACGTACCAACGCCGCTTGAATTTCCGCTAACGATATACATATCCATGTAATAATTTTTTGCGATATCAGGTACTGTCCTGGTCGATGAGCAGCTTGCTATTACCAACAAAATAATAATTAGAATAAAGCATTTAAAAAGATAGATGAGATACATGAGACCTCTAATAATGGAGTTTTTGATATTTATTTTTTTATAGTTTTAAATAGCGCGATTGACTCTATAACTAGAGAACCAATATTTCGAAGTATTACTAACGATCTCTCGATTACACTCTCTAAATTTTTATCTTCAATGCTAAATTTATCTGCAATATATTTTTGTAATTCAGCTTTTTCAACATCATCAAGATCTCTTAACTCACTCTTCAATTCAGAATAATTTACTTTAACTGCATCTAGAACTTCATCGAGGCAATCAACTAATTTTAAATAGCGTTTCCAACCTGCTTTGCTATCTCTCCCAATCGCATCTGCAATATTACCTAACTCAATTGGCAGACTAATTAATAATTTTAAATTTTCAATTCCGAT